TGAGTTTCTGCCCAGTTGTTGCCTACTCTATATTCGCCGTCTAACGGACACCGTAGGCTGAGTGTCTCTCCGGCGATTCTGATTGAGCGCACACCGATACGTCCAACTGTATCAGCGTAGTGTGCTGGTGTTTCTATCTGCCACTCGTCATGGACGTTAGCAACAAATCTGTGTGGTATGTACAGTAACTTAGCATTCAAGATTGTCAAGGCTTCTTTCATAACGATAGCCCCGGCACCTTGTAGTAACGTATTCAGTGCGGCGTGTTCTGATCTGACTCTGAGCTTTCGTCCGTCAAGTCCAGTAAGGATGCCTGATACAGCCTCTCTGTGAGTATCTCTTCTAACTCTTTCAAGAGACGGCGTGTTAGAAAGAAATGTTTCTTTAAGTCTGCGTCCAGTAACGCTATTTCCTCCAACGATAGCTCCGATCTTAGCATCACCGGCTCCATACAGAAACGCATAAATGAATGTTTTTGCAAGAGGTCTTGTCTCAAGTCCAGCTGCTCGTTGATTAGCCGTATGAATATCGCCATTGAGGATTTCATTGGTATAGTCTTCGTCATCCATGTAGTGAGCTAACATACGTAGCTCTAAACCGCTGGCGTCGATGCCAACTAACTTGTTACCTTCGTCCACTGTCCAGCATGACCTGCACTCTGTTCCGAACGGTGCAGACACTGCTGGTACCTGCGCCATGTTAGGTGATTGATGTGTCATACGTCCTGTCACAGCACCGTTAGTGATGACTCTACCGTGTACTCTACCATCGTCCTTGACAGCTTTCAACCATGAGTCGATCTGTGCAACACGTTTCTGTAACATCATGTAACGTGCAACAGCTTTGGCTTCAGGTCTGTCGATACCGTCAAGCACCTTCTCATCAACGATAATGTTACCCTTCTCAGTCTTCTTGTCAAACTTAACACCGATACTTTGCAGGCGCTCTGCTATCTGCTTACGTGAGCCGGGATTGAACACTGTTACCTTGTCCTTCAGACGCTTACCTGTCTTCTCAGAGATTCGTTCTTCAACGATAGGTGGAAAGATAGACTGTAGCTCTGCTTCGATGTTGTTCATCTCAAACATGAGGTCCATCATCAGCTTCTCAGCATATTCCGTGTCTAGCCTGAATCCGTTACGTTCCTGCTCAGTCACGATCCAGCCCACACGATGCTCAAGATCAATAGACTTCTGAGAAAACTTTTCCTTCATCATCTGCAACGATAACCACTTATGAACCTGCTCAGTCAGTTCAACGTCAGCGATACAGTACTCGATCATCTCATCACTCAGTCCACCGTCGTAGTCTGTGAAGTCGAGCTTCCCTGTTCCTCCAAGGATGGTTCCCCAATTACGCAGTGAATGTCCGCCTTCTTGACTGGGGTTGAAGAGTCTGGAGAGGTAGAGAGTGTCCACAACATAATGCCGAGGGATGCGTACGTTCCAAACACGATCAAGAACACCAACATCGAAGCCGATGAGATTATGCCCCACAATTTCTTCAGCATTATTCAACACCTTCTGCAATGTGTCTGGTGAGGTGTGAACTTGTATATCGTTCTTCACCTTCGTAACCGCACACCAAATCGTTGAGTGATCCGTAGTAGTTTCTATATCCAAGTAACAGGTATTCATGGTAAGTCTCGTTCAGTTCGTTACGTTCAGCGTCGTAGTTAAACTTCTGATAAGTCTCCGTCAACTGTTCCTGTTCTAAAATCCAACTCCCAATCTTGCTCATGGTAAACCATCTCCTCTATGTCAGCGAGTGTTCGTAGGTCTGCTCTGTCGATTACGTCACTGTCGTCAAGACTAACAGCTGCACATCTGTTGCACAAGTCTACAAACTCTCTGCTAGTAGCATACCGTCTTGTTGCTTCGTAGTCTGTCAGCTCTACGTCACACGCAATACATCTCACAACATTAAATCCTCTAACTGATTTATTCTAAGGTTGTAGCAGTTAGCTCGAACAATGAACCCATTATCACCGTCCTGTTCCCCTTTCTTAAGGAACCTAGCATCCTCAAAATACCTGTCTTTGTCAAGCCATCCAAGAACATACAGATCACCTTGTCGTATGTATCGAGTAAACAGATACTTATCACATTGCTGGTGTAGTGATGTCTCTGCAATGCTGCAATCGTAGTAATCCTTTGGTGGAACCGTTGTCTCTTTTGTCTTAACATCTATTGTGATACCGTTCCATGTCAAGTCATAGTCTTTGCAAGGTGTGCGTTCACAGCCTAAGTAATCAGCCAGCATAATCTCTGCCAAGAAACCAACAGCGTTACCTGCTCCTTTACGTATGCTGTTACGTATCGCTCCCATCTCAGTAGACTCAGCCAGTGCTTTCTTTTTCTGCTCGTCAGTGGGTGTAAGAGTAATCATAACGGTTTCTCCTCACGTTCATCACGTTGTGTTAGTCGTCCTGTAGCTTCATTGTAGAATACCTCACACGCCTTTCCCGTCTTGCCAGTGTATCTGTTCTTCAACACACGCAGCACGGTCGTGTTTCTGACAACAGGATCATCACTCTGACTGTTACGCTCAGCACCAATGACCGCATCAGACAGCTGTGCAATCGACGCAGAGCCACGCAACATACCAAGGCTAGTCACAGCACCGTCCTCCAGTTGTTTCCCTTCAGGGCGTCGTAGGTGGCTCACAAGGAACATACAAATCCCCATTTCCTGAACGAACGTCCGCAGCTTAGTCATGATCATATCCAAAGCACGTCGCTCATCACCGTTGCTCTGGTCAGATACCAAGATAGAGACGTGATCGAGTACGATATAACGTACGCCTAGTACCTTGACAAAGTATCTCATCCTGCCCAGTACGTTTTCTATCTCGTTACTACCGAAGTGTTCCCAGAGATACACACGATTCTCATAGTCCATCGTATCGTAAACCAGATCAATATCACTGTCGTCATACTCACAGTCTGGTAGGTGGATAGGCTTGTTCAGTTCGAGACCTACGAGGCCACGCATGGTACGCTCAGGTGTCTCCTCAAGGAACATCAACCCAAGGTTATCTTCAGACTGTGCCATGATGGAACTGACTATCTCACGCAGTAGTGTACTCTTTCCCAGTCCAGAGCCTGCACAGATTGTCACCAACTCAGACGTACGTATACCGTATAGGTGTTTGTTCAGCCCATCAAACGGATACTGTACCTTCGCCTTGGTGAGTGGCTTCTTAATCAGATCGCGTAGCTCACCAGCACCAACGATACCTTCAGGTGTGTAAGGCTGAGCAGACCAGAATACCTTGCTGTATAGCTCTGACTGATTGTTAACAAGGTAATCACACGCATCCTTGTAGCCGTTGACGTGCTTAACAATCCTTGCCTTGTTACCGAACAGATCAGCACATTCCTTTGCTGCCTTCTGTCCCGGCTCGTCAGCATCGAAGCAAAGCACAATGTTCTCGAAGCTGTTAAGCCAATCATAAAAAAGGCGACAGTCCTTTGCCGCCGACGTTGCACCGTTACGGACACTGACAACGGGATACTTACTACCTGTCATTTGATGAGCCGCTAACGCATCATACTCACCTTCAACGATAGTTACATACTTACCGCCTTCAGGAAACAAGTGTTGACCGTACAAGCCAGCCTGTTTCCAATCACCAATGATACTGAACCGCTTGTCAGGGTTGCGTACCTTGGCGGCGATGGGTTTTGTTGGATCGTCAGGGCTGTAGTAACCGAAGGTTGTAACGTCACCCTGCTTAAGTGCTGCGTACTTCTTCGCCGTTGTTCCTGTAATGAGACGGTCAGTAATGGAACGGTACTCCGCTGTAATTAAACGGTGTTCTGTCTGACTAAACGATGGCTTTGGTGAATCGCTGATAGATCCTAGCTCTCGTACGTTTTCCCGTACGTTAAACTTATCGGCTTTGGTGTACTTGCTACAGTTAAAACAATAACTCGAGCCGTCCTCGTTGTACGCTAACGCATCACTGCTGCCGCAGTCTGCACAAGGCTGGTGTGTTTCAGTGAAGGCCATTACGTCCTGCTCCCATGTCCGTGTAAAGTTCGTCTATTTCTTCTGCACTCATAGAGTCGAACAAGTCAGCAAAAAAACTACCAGCAATGTTCAACGCTTCAGTTACGGATAACAGTTCTAACTGCCGTTCAACTAATTCCTGTACCTTCTGATCTTTAGAGATACTCATAGGATAAATACCTTATAAGATAATATATTTAAAATAAACTTATATGCCCTTCTGCATAGAGTCTAACATCACTCCTCCTCATCACGCAAGCGTTTATATTCTTCGATGTCATCCTGTTCAAACTCTTCAGCGTAGTTTCCCTTTGCTTCCCAGTAGTCTTGGTAATCATCGGCCCAAACTTCCCAGCTTTCTCTACTGCTCATACTGTTTCAACTCCTTATATGCGTTACTGTTCTTGACTTTTTCAATTGCTCTGTAAAGTGTCTGTTCTAATATCTCAACGTGTCCGTTGTCAACAAAATAATCCAGCACGGTTTGTGCTAGGTTTAAAGACATTGCCCCGCGTGTGAAGTTATTAGTACCATAATGTAAAGCATTGTTGATTGGTTTATCGCCGTAGGTGTCTTCATAGTAAGAAGCACACGAATCAAAAAAGGGATCTAACGCTTCAACAAGGTCATCCCACTGTGGCCTATTGTGTTTAATGCCTTTTTTGTAGCGATACCATTCAGCAAACTTAGACCTTGGACTGTCACCCCAATAATATAATTCCAGTCCCATTAGATTATTTTTCATAAATCACCTCCGTTGTGTGCTTGACAATTCGGTATCGTTTACCGTTGTCACGTTTAGAATATACGTAGTCCTTTGCTTGATCAATACAATCTATCGACCAAACCTGCGACCACACGTCGTCGTATAACTCCACGCTATACATTGTATGAACACCAATCATGTGCATTATTCCTCCTAATCAAACGTTAAAACAAAATGACCTTCTTCAGGCATGGTTACATCGTTTTCGTGGTATGTAAAGTGTGTAACCTTTACTGCGTTGATAAGCTGCAAGTTGTCTTCACCCGTGCTGTAGCAAACCTGCTGTTTTAAATAACGATCGTCCATGCGTAATAATGTTTCTATTAACTTTTGATATGTCATGTCTTACTCCTTTGCTCCTAAGAATCTTTTAAGCTTGCCAGATCGCTTCAGCTTTTTCAGACCGCTTGCTTCTGCCTGTTGCACTTCTGATCTGGTCAAACCTAGCGCCTTTGCTACCTCTGTTTGTGACATGTAGTAATCTTTTACCTCAATCACTACGTTCTGCTTGCGTCCCACTCACGCCTCCAACACTGCCTGTCCTGTTATCTCAACGTGTAGCCATCCAAGCCATGCGATGTAACTCTTGCCGCAAAACTCATCAGCTGGAATGTACGCCGTCGATAGCCTAAAGGTACCCGTAAAGTACAGATCAATCAAGTACCTGTCCGTCTCGATAACAAGTCCATTGTTACCAGCAGACACGCCGTAGTATCTGTGAGCCGTTGTGAATCTCATCGCAGCAATCTCCCTTGTCGCTGTAAGTCTCTGCGTAGTGCCTTGCGTCGTGCCTTACGTTTGCGTCTGCGTCTCGCTCGTGGGTCTGAATACTTCTCGTAAGCCCAGCAAAGGCCAGCCCATACCGGCACAAAGCTGAAAAGAATTGCAATGTCAAGTAGTGTTGGGTTCATAAACGCCTCGTTCATTTCCTAGCCCTCGTTAGTGACTTTCTTTGCATACTTTATGGCCGGTTCTTTGACCATGTATACTTTTTTAAACTCCGGTATAACTTCTCCCGACTCGTTATCGTACACCGCAACTCGAAAGGTTTTGCCTAGTGTACTGTGAACCTCAGCTGTTAAACCGTCCGGATCTTTGTCTTTGAATGTAAGTAATAAAGCCATTATGCTGCCCTCGCTATGATGTTTCGTTGATTCTTTTCCATTGTCTTACCATGTCCGATGTAACAAACAACCGCAACATCTTTTGACCAGCAAGCTCTACAAGGTCCACACTTGCCCGCTCGAGTGTATGCCTCACAAACTGCCGCGCCTACTGGTACGCTGTCAAGCGTCGCTATCGTGGACGTTGTCGCGCCTTGGATAGTTTCGCCGGTGATGCTGTCAGACGATCGGCGAATCACTACGTTTGGTAATGCTTCCATCTGTGAGAGTACGTCGCGAAACTTTGCAAACTTATACATTCGCGTCGGTAACCAATGCTTAACCCATGGC